TTAGTCGGTGCTTTTGCTAAGTCTGGTACGAGTCTTATTCGCCAATTAGTTGATGCTGGCACATTGAGTAATTTGCCCGGTGGCTTTAAAACCCGTGGGATGCGCATCAAAGGCGACGATACACCGATTGCTCCGGGCGAGTTTAGAGATGTAGATGTGCCAAGCGGTACGATGAGAGATAACATCCTGCCGTTGCCGTACAAAGAGCCAAGTCAAACATTGTTTTTGTTAATGAACAAGATCGTAGAAGAAGGTCGTAGGTTTGCTAATACGGCTGATCTACAAGTCAGCGACATGAGTTCACAAGCCCCAGTGGGTACAACGCTTGCAATTCTTGAAAGAACATTAAAGGTGATGAGTGCTATTCAAGCGCGGGTTCACTACTCAATGAAGCAAGAGTTGGGACTGCTCAAGAAGATTATTGCTGACTACACGCCCGAGGACTACGACTATGAACCCACAGAAGGCAGTCGTAAAGCTAAGAAGGCTGATTACGATGATGTTGATGTTATTCCTGTTAGTGATCCTAATGCCTCGACAATGGCGCAGAAAATCGTCCAGTATCAGGCCGTTCTTCAGTTAGCAATGCAAGCACCACAGATGTACAACATGCCGTTGTTACATCGCCAAATGCTGGATGTGCTGGGCATAAAAGAGGCTAACAAGTTAATCCCAATGGAAGAAGATCAAAAGCCAAAAGACCCAGTAAGTGAAAATCAAAACGTGTTGATGATGAAGCCCGTGAAGGCGTTTATGTACCAAGACCATCAAGCTCATATCGCAGTTCACATGTCTGCTATGCAAGACCCCAAGATCATGGCGTTATTGCAAAATAATCCTATGGCACAACAACTACAAGCCGCGATGATGGCGCATATTAATGAGCATCTAGGGTTTGAGTATCGCAAACAAATTGAACAACAACTGGGCATGAACTTACCAGCCCAAAAAGATGCATCTGGCGAAGATGTCAATATGGACCCAGAGGTTGAAGCTCGTCTAGCTCCCATGTTGGCTCAGGCTGCACAACGCCTATTGCAAATGAATCAAAGTCAAGCGCAACAGCAACAAGCGCAACAGCAACAACAAGACCCATTGATTCAGATGCAACAACAAGAGTTACAAATCAAGCAACAGGACTTACAGCGCAAAGCTCAGAAAGATCAAATGGATGCCCAGCTTAAACAGGCGCAGCTTCAGATAGACAAAGAGCGCGTAGATAATCAAGCACAAATTGATGGTGTGCGCGTTGGTCTAAAAGCAGAGCATGATCGTAAAATTTTTGAGTCTAACCAGACCCTTGAGTCAATACGTCTTGGACTGGATGCAGAGAATAAACGTAGGCAACTTGAACAACAATCAAGGCAGCAAACAAAAGGTAGATAACAAATGGATATGTACGATGTTTTAGTTAAAGAGATTGATGACAAAGTAAAACAACTCAGTGAACATATTGGTTTAGGAAGAGCCGAGACGTTTGAAGAGTACAAAAGACTGTGCGGTGAGATTCGAGGTCTTCTCGTCGCAAGGGGATATACCCTAGACCTTAAACAACGCATGGAGCATTCTGATGAGTGAAATCCTTATTGGCTCAAACCCCAATAATCCACAAGTAGTAGGTATGTACCGCTCTGAGGCCACCGCCGATGAGAAAGCAAGTCAGTTACCTAATCCGTCCGGCTATCATATTTTGTGTGCTATCCCAGAAGTAGACAAAATGTACGACAGCGGAATTGCTAAAGCTGGCGAGACTATGCACATTGAGGAGGTACTGACTACAGTGTTATTTGTAGTTGATTTAGGCCCCGATTGCTATAAAAACAAAGATAAGTTCCCAACAGGTCCGTGGTGCAAAAAAGGTGATTTTGTGTTGGTCAGACCCAACTCAGGTAGCCGTTTAGTCATTCACGGTCGTGAATTTCGCATGATTAACGATGATACGGTTGAGGGTACAGTTGATGACCCACGCGGTATTAAGCGCAAATAAAGGAGCCACATCATGGCTGAATTTGAAAAAAATGAGTTTAAGTTTCCAGATGAAACACTTGCTAAAGGCGACGACGTAAATATTGAAATTGAGATTGAAGACGATACGCCTGAAGAAGACCGTAATAAAGAGCCAATGCCCAAGGAAATTGTTGATGAATTGGACAATGACGAGTTAGAAGAATATTCTGATAAAGTTAAAATTCGTCTTAAACAGATGAAGAAGGTCTGGCACGACGAACGTAGGGCTAAAGAAGCTGCGTATCGTGAGCAGCAAGAGGCCATTGACTACGCCCGTCGGGTTACCGAAGAAAACCAACGGCTAAAGAAACAATATGCTGCTGGAGAGGTAGAATATGTAGCAACTGCTACTAACGCCGCTGAATTGCGCTTAAATGCTGCTAAAAAGGCTTATCGTGAGGCATATGATGAGGGTGATGGCGATAAGCTTGTAGAAGCCCAGCAAGTAATGCAGGAAGCAACGTATGAATTGCGGGAAGTAAAGAAATTTAAAGCACCTGCTTTACAACAGCAAGAAAACGCTGTACAACAGCAACAAGTACCGCAACAACAAGCTATCCCCCCTGATCGTAGAGCAATGGCGTGGCAAGAGCGCAATAGCTGGTTTGGTCAGGATGAGGAAATGACAGCATCAGCGTTAGGTTTACACGAAAAACTTAAACGAAATGGTGTCGTTGTTGGGTCGGATGATTATTATGCGACATTGGACAAAACAATGCGCAAACGGTTTTCAGAAAACTTTGAGTCTTCTGAAACAGAAACGAAGGCTGAACAGCCCCGTACAAAATCCAGCACTGTTGTAGCACCGGCTACGCGCAGTACTTCACCCAACAAAGTGAAGTTAAGGGCTAGTCAAATCCAAATTGCCAAAAAACTTGGCTTGACCCCTGAGCAGTATGCCCGCGAAGCAATTAAACTGGAGAATTGAAATGGCTGAAAATAGACTAACCCGTGAGCTAGAAACCCGTGCAGTTCAAGAGCGTCCCAAGCAGTGGACTCAACCTGAATTGCTTCCTGAACCAGACAAACAGGCAGGTTTTGCTTACCGATGGATTCGTGTTGCAACGCTTAATGTAATGGATGCCCGCAATTACTCTGCCAAAGTCAGGGAAGGCTGGGAGCCATGCAAGCTAGACGAGCAACCAAAGTTTCAACTGCTAGTCGATCCTAATAGTCGATTTAAAGACAATATTGAGATTGGCGGATTATTACTCTGCAAAACCCCGATTGAGTTTGTTGGTCAGCGTAACAAATATTACCAAGACCAAACACGCGCTCAGACGGAAGCTGTAGATAATAATTTAATGCGCCAAAGCGACCCAAGGATGCCCCTCTTTAAAGAGAACAAGTCCTCGACAAGTTTTGGTAAAGGTTCTTAAATTTAACTATGGAGTCTTAAATGGCTTATCCTACTGTAAGCGCCCCTTACGGGCTACGACCAGTCAATTTAATTGGTGGTCAGGTTTTTGCTGGCGCGACTCGTCAAATGCAAATTGCAAGTGGCTATGCCACTGACATTTTCTACGGCGATTTAGTAAAACGTGTTGCAGCAGGGACAATTGAAAAGGATACCGGTACGGCTACGGCTACTCCTTGCGGTGTGTTCCTTGGTGTAAGTTTTACTAATGCTTCTACTGGTCAAGTTCAACAGCAACAATATTATCCTGCCAGCGTTGCTATTAAATCTGGTACGGAAATTTTTGCTGTTGTTGCAGATGATCCAGATACATTGTTTCAAGTTGCTGTGGTTTCTGGCACAACCGTTATCACCGGTGTAGGCATTACTGCCATTGGTAACAACTCAACGCTAGTTCAAAACGCTGGTTCAACTACCACTGGTAATTCAGCAGTAGCTATCACAGCTACAACCGCCGTAACAGCTTCTCTGCCTATTCGCATTATTGATGTGGTACGAGATACTGAAACCACTGCTGATAACTTTCCAGAAGTGATCGTTAAGATCAACTTTGGTATGCATCAGTACAACAATGCAACCGGCGTATAAGGAGCTAAATCATGGCTATTTCACGCGCACAACTACTTAAAGAGCTGCTTCCCGGTCTGAACGCTTTGTTCGGCATGGAGTATGCAACCTACGGCGAACAGCACAAAGAGATTTACGAAACTGAATCTTCAGAGCGTTCGTTTGAGGAAGAGACCAAACTATCTGGCTTCTCAGCCGCACCTGTTAAGAACGAAGGTTCTGCAATTGCGTATGACAATGCTCAGGAAGCTTGGACTGCACGTTACAACCACGAAACTATTGCACTAGGGTTTTCCCTAACAGAAGAA